GTGGCGTTGACCTGGTCAAGCTAAAGAATGTGCCAAACGATTTAACAACAGGCAAGATTTTATACAGAGATGACATACATCTCATCGATGACCCAGATCCAGAGGCGTAGCCTCTGGATTTTTTTCCAGTTTTTTTTCCCAGTAAATAAAGATCGCAAAGAATCGCAGAGCGACCATTTCATTTTCTTTGCGATCTGATTCGTGCTTCCCGATTCGCAGTTTGCAACACCCGCACCAGATCTCCGTGATCCAGGTAACCTGGAAGGGAGGCGGACAGAGACGGAGTGCAAAGGTGGACAGAGATAAAAGTGCAGAGTTTACCACCGTCAAATAAAAATAGATCAGAGGTCAAAGGGTCACGAACCAAGAAAAAAGAAATGTAATTATTGGCTTGTATTCTCAAATGTATTGATATCTGGGACTTTTCCACAGTTATCCTATTTCCTTTTATTGGCGATTTTAACTCAATAAACAAGGGCAATTTATCAGTTATTATTATTAAATCTGGAAAACCAGAATTAAATTTATTTTCTATTTTCTGGATAAAACAACCTTTTGGAAGTTGTTTTTTTATGTTCAAAAAAAAGTTTTTTTCTTTCATTTTATTGTTGACTTATATGGTAATATATGGGAATAATTATTATATAGCATAAAGGAGAAAATATGTTTTATAGAAATAATAAACCATTTACTTCAGAAGACCAGAAGTTTTTTTTATCTCCACTTTACTGGATCGAAACAGTAATGGAGGAGCAAGACGAGACAACAGAATATGTTAACAAAAAATATGGAGGACAAGATGACGACTAGAATGTTAGTTCCAGAAGATATTGAGACCAACACTCCAGTAAAAATTTACAAGAACAAACCAAAGAATCTTTGGAGTGTTCAAGTAAAAACCGAAAAAGGTTGGAGAGTAAAAGGTCATATAAAAATAGCCAGAGTTAATAATGGCAGATTTCAAGTTAATGAAAAGACTAGACAAAAGATTGTAGAGCAAGGAAAAAAATATGTTCACGCTTTTGTTATTGGCGAATGGTGTCAACATTGGACACTTTACGGAGATCATGGTTGTGTAGAATTTGTTAAATACAATCCTTACAAACACAAAGAATTTAGAACCACAGATTGGTATGGTAACAAACCAATATCTCCAGAATGGAGAGGAATTGTTTATTTTGGAAAAGATGGCAATGTAACCAAAGTAAAGAAAGGGGGGCCTAATTAATGGCTAACTTACAAAACAATGTAATGATAGAGGTCGAGCAAGAGCTTGACCTTTGCCTCAATGAAAAAGGAATGACCAACGTCCAAGCTTTAAATCATATTGAAAAAGAGCTTGGCACATATAAGAGAGAGATTGCAAAGACGATTATTTTAGAAAGACAAGCAGAAGATCGACTTACACAATCTTGGGATAACTTTCACAGAACTAACAGAAGCTTACATCAAGGAGATTAAACTATGCCAATGTTAATATATATTTATAAAAATAATTTAGGCGATTGCACTAATAATGGTGTTTCGTCCAGAGATATAAAAGGCTTATGTCTTACGAATGTAGATGGGCCTTTCGAGCCTTGCAAAGATTATCCAAAAGCAGAACTTGTTTTACAAGATTTTGGATATGGCAAGAGTGTTAAAATTGTACCTCATGAAGTAATCGACAAAAATCCAATGTTTGGTGGTAACTTCGGAGAAACTTCAGACTCCAGATTTTCAGAGAAGGTTTCTGAAATGTTAGGACATAAGTTTTATGGTGCAGTCGCAATTCATGATAGGGTGGAATAAAATGACAGTCAAAAAAATATATAAAGATGATCATGACAAGTTTATGGAGAACAACATAGATATTAATCAGTATATACAATATGACGAAAAAGTTTGTGACATGATTATTTATTTTAACAAAAACAAATTTATTGCAGATGCTTTAGAGTATCTGCAAAACGATAATGCAGATTATCAAATAATAGTGGAGGAATGAAAATGAAACCAATTAAATTTAGAACTAATCTTCCAGACAATAATCCTAAAGATTCAATAGATCAAATGGTCTTTAGAATTTTAGACGATTTTAAAGACGGAGTCACAGACGGATTAATTCATGGAATTAGAAGTGAGACTAACAAAGCTCATTATTACAAAGAAGGTTATGACTTTGGTTTAGTTTTATATAACGATCAAATAGACAAGGAGCAAAATGAAACACTTAAATAAAACTCATGTTGATTTATGTAGTGGCATTGGAGGATTTGCACTTGGCTTAGATGAAGGTGCAAAACTATCCAAACCAATTTTATTTTGTGATACCGAACAATGGTGTCACAAAGTATTAAAAAAGAATTTTCCAGGTGTACCAATTTTTAACGATGTAAAGGAGATCGCAAATGACCCAAAAAGATTTATTCCAAAAAAACCAGATATCCTCACCTCTGGATATCCGTGTCAACCGTTCAGCGTTGCAGGAAATCGCAGAGGGCAAGAAGACCCTCGCCACATCTTCCCGTACATCTTTAGAATTGTTGAACAAACAAGACCCTCTTATGTCATTTACGAAAATGTTTATGGACATCTCTCATTGGGATTGGACGAGGTTCTCTTTAAAATGGAAAGCATCGACTACTGTACGAGGACATTTGTATTTCCGTCTTCATCAATCGGAGCATGGCACAAAAGGGACAGGCTCTGGATCGTCTGTAAATCTTTACGCAACACCGAACACGATGGATCATCTTCCCCCAAGGAGTGCAGAAGCAACGAAGAAAATGCAAGAAGGTCACAGAAAGGGACGGAAGAAACCGAGCAATCTGAGAGAGCAGTTAGATCCAATGACAATGAGTTTGTATCCAACTCCAACGACCAAGGGTTTCGGTCATGCCTCGGAGGGACAAACAATGATCTTCAGAAAGAAAGTGGAGAATGGGGAGATGACGGAAGCAGAAGCTCAAGCAATGATGGACGGAGTAACATTGAGACCACCAAGAATGAAAACTTGGAATTATCCAACACCACTTGCGAGAGATTGGAAGGACGCATCATACAATCCAACATGGAAAGAGAGCAGAGACAAATCGTTACCGAGAGAAGTGTTGAAGAACAATTATCATGGTGGGAAGTTGAACGCCAACTTCACGGAGTTCCTAATGGGATATCCACAGAATTGGACAAAGACAGAAAGCAACGATTAATTGGCTTGGGGAATGCAATATGTCCCCAAAATGCAATGTATTTAGGATTAGCATTGAGAGGAGAGTTTAATGGCACATCTTAAAATATCACAAAAAGAAATAGAGTTGTTTGTTAGAAGTATGTATACTTATAGGAATAAATTGGATGAAGATCATCCACACTCTGATACTTATATTTATACACATCCAGTATCTAAAGAAAGAAGATATGTGACAAACACAATCGGTAAAATGGAAAATGAGCTAAAGGTGAGAGCAATGAGACCACACAAGGTGACCACATGAGAAAGGGCAGACCTTCTGGATCAGTACAAAATCTTTTTCAGAAGGTTGAAAGACTTAGATATTTATACATAGAACATTGTGAGTTAGTGGGTAAACCACACTCACAAAGATACCAGGGCGTATTGGATGGTATCGATCTTTGCATGGAACTTGCAGAAAGTATAAAAGCTTTTCAAAACGACATCAAAGAAATTAAATTAACGAAAGGACTTAAGAATGAAACGAATACACAAAGCAAAACAAGCTGCGAATAGGCACAAACGCAAAACAAACGCAAAAGACAAGTACATTTCTTACACACACAACGGAAACAAAAAAGTTAGAAAAAAATAATGTCACTTGACTTGCAAAATTTATGTGTGCTATTTCTTAATAGCACGAGGCAATTACGGGAATTGCTAATCAACGCCCTTGTCGGAGAGGGTTTTCCTCCCCTTGTCCTCTCCGACTACCTCATAATCACCTTCAATGAATGCAGACGGATAGGCTTTTCTGATCTCAGAGAGTCGAGCCACGATCTCTTCACGAGAAAGTTTATCTAATTGATGTACAACATTTGTTTCTCTTTTATCTATGGCAAGACCACCAAGTGCAGATCTAATCTTCTCTGCATTGACCGCAGCAGAAAATTGTCCAGACTCTTCTGCTCCCTTGGAAAGATCAGAGAATCTTTTCAACTGGCCCAACAAAGTGACACCATATTTCTTTTCTCTGGCTTCACGAAGATCTTTAACATGATCCACAACCAGGGGAAAATCTTTACCATTGAGCAAAAGACTTGCAGTTTTAGCTGCTTGTCCTTCAGAATATCCAGCTTTTCTAGCACATTCCGCATTGGAATAAGTGCCTTCAACTATAAATTTGGCAAATTCTTTTTGTCTATTTGTAAGAAATTTTTCTTTTGGCATAGCCTTATAATAGTGTTTTCCCCATATTTTTTCAATTCAAAACACAAAAAAATGCCCGCGTGTCATCATAAATCGTATGTGAAGTGTAGCAAGTGTAACCAAAGTGTAACCAATAACCCTAGTGTCAGTAAGGGTTACAGAGTGTTTTCTACGTTTCTACACTTTCTACACCTATTTTTAAAAAATTTTTTCAAACAAAAAAATATGACAGAAACACTATATGCGTTTGGCAGAAAGAGTAAAGCATGGTAGATTTAATTATGTTCTTTGCTATAATATTACTTTGCTCACCAATCGCTAATCCTAATTGTATTGAAGTACATGACATGATACAGCCACAAGGTTACAAAACAATAGAGAAATGCCAAACAAGATTGAGTGAAATGATGTGGAATATTAGAAATACAATACCAGTTCCACATTCAATGACTATAAAATGTATTAAAAAGGAGAACAATAATGGAAGAACTACCTAAAGATCAGACAATTTTAAATATTAAAGACCATTGTACCGGGAAGCTATGTCCAAGATGCAAGACGGCTTTACAGACAATTGATGTTCATGGACACTTACAATGTGTTATGTGCAAAACAGTAATTGAAGATTGTTGCCAAGGACAACCACAAAAATGAGTGACAACGTATTAAAATTTCCTTATAAATTAAAGAGGACACAAATGCCAATAGAACGAGTATGTGATTTGGCAAAAGCTAAGTTGGAGAATGTAGTTATCATGGGGGTAACAAAACAGGGTCAAGTCCAACTTATATCTACATTCCAAGACCCTGCTGAAGTTCTTTGGTACTTAGAAAGTTCCAAAATGGGTTTGATGCAAGGCATGATATTGGAAGAGGGAGAGATTGATGAAGAAGAGTGACAAAAAAAACATACACAATAAAACTGGAGATAACATCATCCAGTTTCCCAAACCATCCGCACCTAGCGATAGCAGTCGCAAGGAGAATGTGGAAAGTGGGGAGAGACTCACATTCTATTTCACTCCAGATTGGGACACCAGTGGAGACGATCCAGAAGATAGCAAAACTTGAAAACTGGAAGAAAGACGATAAAAATGTCTTTGACTCACACAAAGGTTACTGGGGACCTTTTTTAACACCAGAAGAATCAGAAGAACTATGTGCAGAAAAATTTGAGGATGATCCAAGAGCAGTACAAGAAAAAGAACAACGATATAGAAACAAGTATTCTATACAACAGTCGTCAAGTTCTAGTTTAACCTGGGCCGAAGATACTTACGAATAATTTTTTTGATTGACATATAGGAAAAAATGTGATTAAAACATAATAAAAGGGAGAGACAATGTTAGTTATCATAGAGTCGCCATTTCGCGGCAATAAAAATTTTGGTCAAGAACAGAACTCAACATATGCAAGATTATGCCTTCATGATTCGTTGATGCGTGGAGAGTCACCTTTTGCATCACACTTGCTTTATACTCAAGTATTAAACGAGCAAGATCTTGGTCAAAGGACAATGGGTATGAAAAGAGCTTTTAAATGGTATCGACACGCTAATCTTATGGCAGTGTATCGAGATCATGGAATAACTCAAGGCATGAGAAAAGGTATCCGAGTCGCTAAATATTATAATATAAAAATAGAATTTAGAACTTTAGCAGACTGGGCCAGGGCAATAGAAGCAGGAGAGTATAATGGAAGATCCCAAAAGACAAGAAGAGCTGTTTGATAACTGCTTGAAAGAAGAAAAGTATTGGAGACAAAAACAATACGACCATGAGTGGAATGAGGACAAACTCAATGCACGATGGTGTAAAGAACAAGCAGATTATTGGAAAGACAAAATCAATCATGGAATTTTTTGGGAACCTAAATTTTGACAGACTTTAAATACAAAACAAAACCATACCAACATCAAAAAGAAGCACTAGAACAAAGTTACATGGAAAGAAACTTTGCATACTTCATGGAGATGGGTTGTGGTAAGTCAAAAGTATTGATTGATAATATAGCTTGGCTTTATGAAAAAGCAGAAATTGATTGTGCCGTTATCGTTGCACCAAAAGGTGTATACATGAACTGGAAGAATAGTGAAATACCTATTCATCTGCATGATAGTATAAGACATAAAGTTTACACATGGAAATCTAGTCTAACAAAAAAAGAAACGGAAATGCTCCGTGAATCGGTGGTCGAGAGACATAGACTTAGAATCATTCTCGTCAATGTTGAGGCTTTTGCTACAAAGAAAGTGTTGCAGTATTTAGATAAGGTAACACATAGAAGCGAGTTTCTTTTAGCCATAGACGAATCAACAACGATTAAAAACATAAAAGCAAAAAGAACGAAGGCACTTATAAAATTTGGTGAGGATGCGAAGTATAAAAGAATATTAACTGGAGCACCAATAACAAAATCACCTCTTGACTTATATGCACAGTTTTTATTTCTAGACAAAGAGATCATGGGGTTTGATTCATACTGGTCTTTTCAAGGAAGGTATGCCGTAGTGAGAAGTGTGAAGATGGGAGCACATTCTTTCAACCAGGTTATTGGGTACAGAAATTTAGAAGAGATGAAATGTAAGATTGCTCACTATTCTTATCGTACAACAAAAGAAGAAGCATTAGATTTACCACCGAAGATATACACAACAAGACAAGTTGATTTGACAATAGAACAAGAACGACATTATCAAAGTATTAAAAAAACTTCAGTGGCGTTGCTTGAAACTGGAGAGATGGTTACTGCTCCAGAGGTCATGACACAATTGCTAAGACTACAACAATTACTATGTGGTTATCTTGTTACAGACAACGGAGAAGTAGAAGAGATACCAAACAACCGTATGAATGTGTTAATGGAAACAATCGAAGAGATGGAAGGCAAGATTATTATTTGGTCTAGATTCAGACACGACATTATAAAGATAACAGAAAAGTTAAAACAAACATATGGATCAAACACAGTGGTAAATTACTTTGGCGATACGACTATGCAAGACAGACAAGATGCAATTGAAAAATTTCAAAATTTAGAAGATGATGTGAAATTTTTCATATCCAATCCACAAACTGGTGGTATGGGTATTACACTTCATGCAGCGACAAATGTTATTTATTACTCAAATGATTTTAATTTAGAATCAAGAAAACAATCTGAAGATAGAGCACATAGAGTTGGTCAACATCATCCAGTTTTATATGTTGATCTAATGTGTCCTAACACAGTTGATGTTCACATTGTTAAGACATTATTAAACAAGAATAAACTAGCAAGTATAACTTTGGGAGAAAGGGTATTAGAATGGCTAAAGACATAAGAGGAGAAAAGATGATAGGCACGGCGGGAGAAGCTTTCGTTGTTTATGCTTTATCAATGATGGGTGTTGAATGTTCCTTGGTTAAACAAGATGGTACAGATATCATAGCGTGTAAGTCAATAGACGATAGTTTACTTGTGCCTCAAAGAATAGAAGTGAAGACAGCAACATGGTTGAATGAGAAAAAACTATTTAACTTTTCTACATCAAAAGGTGGAGACAAACGAGCCTACACAAAAAAAGATTGTGACATCATAGCTTTGTGTTCCATCAGACAAAAAGGTGTTTTATTTTTCAATGTTGAAAAATTACAAAAGGTAAGTAAAAAAATTCACATGAATGATTTTATGAATGAAGATGATGTAAAAAGAACATGGCAAAGTTCTTTGTATGAAAGTCAAAAACACACATTTAACCTACTAAAAAAAGAAAGAAAAAAAATATAAGTTTTTATTTGACAAAGTGGGTATAGTTGTGATAAGAGTTAAGATAACATCAAGGTGGTTGTTTTTCATAGGGGTTCGCATAACCCTCCTCCTTGCCACCGAGATGCCAGTTTGAGGAGTCTGATTGTGGTTTTTTTTATTTCCCACATTAGCTCCAGACCACTCAAACGAATTGCGAAAAAAGATGAGGTAGGTTCCAGGGTTTTTGTGGATTACCTGGTTTCTCCCCTACCTCATCATTAATTAGGAAGGACGACAAATGGATCCGAGTAAATGGAAATCAGTAGCAGTACCGATTAGCATTTGGACAAAGTTAAAAGAATTAGCTGACAGAAACGATAGATCTGTTGGCGGAACGATTTCATTTCTCACAAAAAGAGAATATGAAAAAGAAGTTGACAACAAGCAAATCAAAAAGGTAGGCTAGTTGTCGATTAGTTGGGTGGGGTTTCCTTTCCGGGTCTGGACGACACTCCTAGATCCGTACATTTCCTCACTTAACGATTAGCGTATGTTAATACATATCGATACGGCTCTCCACTCCTGTAGGGCCGTATCTTAACCGCTGAAGAGCATAAACTTTATTTGAGAAAGGTAGAACTATGAGTGATGTGTTTTCACTATTTGAAGAAGAGGCAGCTAATCCTCAAGCGTTTGAAATTAGCAAAGACAAGACGAAGAATCTTTCGTCTCTTATTCGGTTATCTATAGATGTTGAGAAACAAATAAAAGAAACCGAAGACTATCTTAAAGACTTGAAACAAAAGAAGAGAACTGTTGATGAGGAAGATATTCCTTCATTAATGGAAGAGCTTGGTGTAGAGAGTCTACAAGTAGATGGCAACAAAGTATCAATAGATAAATTTGTGTCTGCTCGTATACCAGAGGCTAGAAAAGATGAAGCTTATGCTTTTCTAAGATCAATAGGTGAAGCAGATATAATTAAGAATGAAGTTGTTGTCGGATTTAATATGGGTCAAGATAATGTAGCGGGAGCCGTGGTTGATGATCTTACGAAGCAAGGTCTGAATCCAGTACAGAAAACTCACATACATCCAATGACTCTGAGAACTTGGGCGAAGAACAGAATCGAAAACGGTCAAGAGATTGATCTTGATATGTTTGGGGTATACCAGGGTAATCGTGCAAAAATTAAAGGAGGTCAGTAATGGACACACAAGTTGCACAGAAAAAGACCACAGAGGTTGTGGTATCAGAACTCGACAAGTTACTTGAAGAGGACTCTGGTGCTGGTCTTGAGAATTTTACAACCGAAGATATGCAGATACCTTTTATTAGGATTCTGCAGGCGTTGTCGCCACAACTCAATAAGCAAGATCCTTTATATATTAAAGGTGCTGAGCAAGGCGATATATTCAATACAGTTAGTGGAGAGATCTATAAAGCAGATACTGGATTAACTGTTGTTCCAGCATATTTTGAAAAGAAGTTTTTAGAATTTGCATTACGATCTACTGGTGGTGGATTTATCAAGGAGTTATCTCCAGACGATAAAGATATCAATCTTACCAATCGTGAAGGGACTATTGAAATGTTACCAAGTGGTAATGAACTCGTAAGAACACACCAACATCTCGTGATTGCCAAAGGTGAGAATGAGATGGCTCCAGCAGTTCTTGACATGAAGAAGACACAATTAAAAGTGTCAAGAAGATGGAATACTTTGAAGAATGGTATTCGTTTGCCCTCTGGTAAACCTATGCCTCTTTATGGTACTGCGTGGAAGATTACGACAGTTTCCGAAAGTAACGATCAAGGGACATGGTATAATTATAAACTTGACCGTATTACAGAAATCACTAAAGATATAGAAAGTATGATGCTAGAAGCTCGTAATATGTATCAAAGTGTGAGGAAAGGGGAGGTTAAAATGGCAGCCGCCTCTGCTGACGAGATGGCAGATAAGGGTGACGAAGCACCGTTTTAACTATTGGGGTCACATACGCTCCTCCAAGTATGTGGCCCTTATTTTTTGGAGTGATGAGTGAATATAACAGAAGAATTTTTAAAAGCATTTGAAGGGTTCGGTCAAGCACACGGACAAACAGATGTTTCCAACCAAAGAATGAACGGCAAACAAAAAGCCAAATCATTTATAGTAAGACAACCATTAACATTAGAATTAGTACAAGGTCATCTTGATGGCAAAAAAGGTGTCGGAGCGATACCAATTAACGAAAACAACAAGTGCAAATTTGGTGCTCTTGACATTGATCAGTATCCATTAGACCATATTAGTCTAGCCACAAAACTGAAGGAACTCAAAGTTCCATGTATCGTGTGCCGTAGTAAAAGTGGCGGAGCACACATATTTTTCTTTTTTAAGGAGTGGATGGATGCTAGTGATTTTCGTGATAAAGCTGCGGAGATTGCTGCTGGACTGGGTCATGGTCGTTGCGAGATTTTCCCAAAACAGGAGCAAGTTCTGGTCGAAAGGGGGGATGTTGGTAATTTTATCAATCTTCCTTATTTTGATTCTGCTAAAACCCTCAGATACGCGGTCATTCAAAAGAAAGATGGCTATATTGAGGCTACGCTTGAGGAGTTTATTGAAGAAATAAAAGAGCAAACATGTCTACCAAAACAATTTATGAATATAAGTATTGGTGGGCCAGCTAATTTATTTCCAGGATTTGTGCCATGTCTTCGTGCTTTATTAAGTGTCGGAGTGCATGAAGGTGGTAGAAACAAAGCTGCTTTTCAGTTAGGTGTTTTTTTACAAAAGTCTCGACCTAATGACTGGAAGTCGCAGATGGAGGAGTTGAATGTAAAACATTTTACTCCACCTTTACCTGCTTCTGAAATAGTTACGATTCAAAACACACTGGAGAAAAAAGAGTATCAATATACATGTAAAGAAGAACCTATGGCTTCTCATTGTAATCAAGGAGTTTGTCGTGGATTGAAGCATGGTATTGGTATGACCTCTATGCCATCAATTAGTGGATTGTCCGTCATTTTATCAGAGCCTCGTCTTTGGTTCTTGGATATAGATAGTAGAAGATTAGAACTCACAACAGAAGAACTACAGACACCAAGGTTGTTTCAAAGAGCGTGTATGGAGCAGTTAAATTTCATGCCACCAAAAATGAAAGATAGTGATTGGGAGATACAAGTCAATGGTCTTCTTGAAAACTGTAATGAAATAAGTGTACCAGAGGAACTTACATATAAAGGTCAGTTCATGTCTCTGCTAGAATTATATTGCACTGGAAGAGTTCAAGCACAAAGCTTTGAAGAAGTGGTGTTAGGTAAACCTTTTACAGAGGCAGAAGAATCTAAAACATACTTTAGATTAGAATCTCTGATGGATTTTTTGAGAGGAAGAAAATTTGATAATTATACAAGAGCACAAGTGCAAGAGAGAATAAAAGAAATAAATAATGGAGATAGTTCCGTAGTTAAAAAGTTTCAAACATCACAAGGTAAATGGAAGTCCGTTAGAGTATGGTGGATACCTGAGTTTGGAGCAGAAGTACAGATGAAACCAATAGAGATAAAGCAAGAGGAGTCACCATTCTAATGAATGAAACAACGATATTTGGGCCTCCTGGAACGGGGAAAACAACAACATTAATTAATATAGTCAAAGATAGAATGTCTACTGGAATGGCTCCAGATAAGATAGGGTTCTTTTCTTTTAGTAGAAAAGCAGCCACAGAAGCTAGAGATCGTGCTTGGCTTGACTTACAATTAGATAATAAAAGTTTACAGTATTTTAGAACTTTACACAGTTTAGCCTTTCAATGGCTTGGTTTAAACACAAGAGATGTGTTTAGAGGCTCTGATTACAATGAGCTAGGTAAGATCGTAGGTATAGATTTTAGATCATCACAAACATTAAATATAGAAGACGGTCCTTTGTTTTCTATCGGTGCAGGTGGAGATAAATACATGTCTATCATCCAAATGGCAAGAGTTAAACAAGTGCCAGTCATGGATGAGTTTAAACAAAACTGGGACACACCAGAAGAGTGGAGTTCAAAACTACAAGTGCAACAACTAGAACTATTGAACGATGCTTATGTGAAATATAAAAGAGCAAAAGGTAAATTAGATTTCATAGACATGATAGAAAAATTTATCAGTCAAGGGACAAGTCCAAAGTTTGATTTGCTAATTATAGATGAAGCACAAGATCTTGTGCCTCTGCAATGGAGAATGGTTAAGGAAGTGTTGGTTCCTAATTCAAAAGAAGTTTTCTATGCAGGTGATGATGATCAAGCGATCTATGGTTGGATGGGTGTGGATGTAAAAAGATTTTTAGGAGCTAGTCCAAATAAAAGAGTTCTTAAAAAATCTTTTCGTGTACCAATTGAAATACATAAAATGGCAGACTTACTTATAAGAAAAGTTAAAATCAGAGAAGATAAAAAATGGCAACCCCAAAACCACAATGGATTTGTTTCTTGGTATCGTGATATACTTGATGTAGACTTAACAAGTGGCGAATGGTTAATACTTGCAAGAACAAATTATTTAGTAAACAAAGTATGTTTACGTTTGAAAGAAGACGGACATCTTTTCTGGAGAGAAGGCACTGGTTGGTCTATATCACCAAATGTTTTGAATGCAATAGAGGTATGGCTTAAACTATGCAAAGGGGAAGAATTGACAACAGAAGAGTTACTCCCATTTTCAAAACTAATACATCCAGATCTTATTACAAAGGCGGGCAGAAAACTTCTAGCCTCTTTAGAATCAGATCAAAACTATACTCTTCAAGATATTATAAACAACTGCAATCTAAAAGCGACATCAGAAACACCTTGGCAGAAAGTTCTGAAAGTATCGGAACAAGAGGTGGCTTACATAGTATCTGTCAGAAAGAGAGGGGAGAGGATACTAACGAAAGCTCCGAGGATTCGTGTATCGACAATACACAAAGCCAAAGGTGGAGAGGCGGATAATGTAGCTTTATTGTTAGACTCCACAAAAGCTTGTACTGAACAATGGGATCAAGACCCAGAGTATAGAGTTTTTTATGTAGGGATGACTCGTGCAAAAAAGACATTACATTTAATAGAATCACAACAACAATACGGATTTAATTTATGAAGAAAAACAGAGAATATTTTTTAAAAGAAACAGAAAAATTAATTAATGGACCAAGAGCAAAAGATTATGGGCCAGTAAAAAAGAATCATCAAAGGATAGCTGACATATGGTCAATTTTACTAGAAAAAAAATTAAAAGAGCCTATAACTCCAGAAGAGGCAGTAGCTTGTATGATAGGGGTAAAAGTGGCAAGATTAGCTGAAGATATTAACAAAGACGACAGTTGGGTAGATATCATAGGATACGCTGCTCTGGGAGGCGAAATAATAAATGACAAATGAACAATATCATTTGCTAGAACAAGACATAAGGGATATCTCTTGGGGTAATGCTGACTCTGATTGGACACCTCCACAGACTATTCCAGACTTGTCACAGTATGATACCATAGCGATAGATTTAGAAACCAAAGACTCGAATCTATTAAAACTTGGGCCTGGATGGTGTAGAAAAGATGGACACATTATAGGCATAGCCGTGGCGGCGGGAGATAGCTCTTGGTATTTTCCGATAGCACACACTGTTGGGAATATGCCTAGAAGACCAGTGCTTGGTTGGTTAAAAGATTTATGTTCTGATACTACAAAAACATTTGTGTTTCACAACGCTCTGTATGACTTAGGGTGGTTACGATCCGCGGATATAGAGGTTAAGGGTAAAATTAGGGACACAATGATAGCAGCTCCAATATTAGACGAGAACAGAAGATATTATAATTTAAACTCTGTCGCTGGAGATTATTTAAAAATATATAAAGATGAAAAGATGTTAAAAGGTGCAGCAGAAGAGTTTGGTGTAGATCCAAAGTCTGAGATGTGGAGATTACCACCTCGTTATGTTGGTGCATATGCAGAACAAGACGCTTCGATAACTTTAAAACTTTGGAACATTTTGCAAGATAGAATTGTTTCTGAAGAGTGTACCAGTATATTTAATTTAGAGACACAGTTGACTCCAGTATTGTTAGACATGAAAACAAAAGGTGTCCGTGTAGATTTAGATAAGGCTCAACAAGTAAAACGATATCTAACAAAATTAGAAAAAGATTTACTTGATGAGATAGCCTCTGAAACAAAAGTTACGATGGAACCTTGGGTCGCCACATCTGTAGCAAAGGTCTTTGATGCTATGGGTCTTTCTTATTCTCGCACAGAAAAGTCCGGGTCTCCCGCGTTTACAAAACAGTTTCTTGCTAACCATCCTCACCCAATTGCAAAAAAGATTATAAAGATTCGAGAGATAAACAAAGCAAATACTACTTTTGTTGATACTATTCTTGAACATTCTCATAATGGTCGTATACATTGTGACTTTCATCCTCTTCGTACTGACGGAGGCGGTACAGTAACGGGCCGCTTCAGTTCTAGTAATCCCAACTTACAACAGATTCCTGCTAGAGATCCAGAGATAAAAAAATTAATCCGTGGTTTGTTTATTCCAGAGGAAGGTTACAAATGGGGTTCTTTTGATTATGCTTCACAAGAACCAAGATGGCTAGTACATTATTGTGCCACCTTGACAGGTATAGATAGACATCCACAAATTGATGATGTTGTAAAGTTGTATCAAGAAGGTCAAGCCGACTTTCATCAAATTGTTGCAGACATTGCTGGTATACCAAGAAAACAAGCAAAGACAGTTAACCTTGGTTTAATGTATGGTATGGGTAAAGCTAAGTTGGCGAACATTCTAGATCTATCTATCGAAGAGGCAACAAGTTTATTAGATAAATATAATGACAAAGTTCCTTTCCTAAAATCAGTTTCAGAAAAAGCTATGAGACGAGCAGCAGATAGTGGAGTAATTAGAACTTGGTTGGGTCGTAAATGTAGATTTAATATGTACGAGCCTATTTCATATCAATACAATAAAGCCTTACCCATGAAAGAAGCGATATCTGAATATGGAGGTAAAGGTAGAATAAGAAGAGCATTTACATACAAGGCGTTGAATAGACTGATTCAAGGGTCGAGTGCCGATCAAACTAAAAAAGCAATGGTTGATTGTTACAAAGAGGGATTATGTCCGATGCTAACTGTGCATGATGAACTTTGTTTTAGCATAGTAAATCAAGATGATTCAGATAAAATAAAAGACATTATGTCTAATTGTATATCAGATCTTAAGATTCCCTTTGAAGTTGACGCTGAAATGGGTCAAAACTGGGGTGAAGTTGGATAGTGGCGATTATAAAAGCGTACAAAAGAAAACGTATTTTTAGGTGTAATCATACTAGAGGGGGACTGTTTCGCCTCTCTGTGAGCGTCTGAGAGCCTAATTTTTTTTATCTTCGTCCTTTGTTTTCCAAAAATACTCGTCAGTATCCCCTAATCTAAACTTCTGTCCATTTTCTACTTGATAGATTTCTGTGCTAACTTTAAAGTCTGGTTGAAGAGGTTTATCTGGTGTAAGAGAGTTGTCGTATACTCTCATTCTATTGTTTGGATACAAACAAAACTGACCATTTTCTAATTCTATAATATTATGTGACTTATGCTCTGCTGGTTTTTCACTTGTAGAAAAATCAACTGAATCTACATTCTCGTGATAGTTATCTAATGTTGCCACATAACTACCTTTTAGTATTCCATGATCTCTCGTATACACTTCAAAATCCATAGATCCTATAAATTGTTTAGAAACAGAAACCACGCCATAGTCCATGCAGTTCCAAAACTGAAGATTATAAAGATCCATATCTGGAGTAGGGACAACTGGGTCAGAAACGAATGCAGAAATAGGTAGCTTATCGTAAAGAGCACCATAATCAGGAAGATAAGTTTCGAAATAAAACGCTCTACCTGGAATCGACTTTGCTGTGACCCAAATACCTTTAACAAACTCTCCATGTCCATCAACATGATCTCTTAAATATTCTCTTCTAACCCATACATCAATTGATGGGAGATTGCAAATTAGTGTAGCCATTAGTTCAACATATGTTTTGGAATTATTTCTAGATTAACTATGGGTTCTGTTTCTTTGTGGTCAATATAATTACCATTCCATTCAAAGTTTCTTGTCACAACTTCTCTAATAATAACACCGTCAACAATTTTAATTGTTATAAATTCTTGTTTAATGACCATATCACCATGATCTGCATCTATGTGATCTTTTAGCGGCCCAGCTTTTATCATGTGATCAATCCTTTTCTATATCCATTTGTTCTATCGTAGGTAAGAACATCTTGTCTGTTGTTACCTTCGTTGTTGTATGAAACATGAACCCAACCAGAACTTGGCTCTCCAGTATAACACTCTAAGATCAATTGATCAAAATCTAGAGTGTCTTGTATATATTTAGCAAGTTCTAAATTATCGACACCTGGTATTTCTATATCAGCCGCTTGACCTTTTGCATGTTGACTGGTGGCTTTTGAACCAATCGCCTCACACAAAGCAACACTTCGATATCCAGAATTTATAACCAAAGGTTTTTTGAAGTGATAGCGTATCATTTCTAACACGCCATGACACAACTGCTCCATAGCTTCTATGTGGTGATCCTCTGGCGTATTGTCAATGCCTTTTCTTTCTGCTGTCTGCGATTTTGTAAACTCTGCCAAGCTAAAATTTTTTGATAATCTCATGTTCAAACTCCTTTTAATGTATAATCTATAGCAAATCTTTTTTTGTTTGTAATCATAGTTTCTGCTCTGTGTGGAACAGACGCATCAAAAATGATAAAGTCTGTTGGCTCTAATGGATATGTAGTTTTACCATGAGTAAAACCACCACCCATTTTTTTTGTATCCCAGTCTGAATTTAGTGTACCTAATACTTTAACTAAGCCGCTTCCCTTTTCATGATCAGAGTGTGTGTTGTCCTCTCTGCTTGAATCTTTGATAGATATTCCACACCATTGAATTTGTGGAATAAAAAACTTTCTTTCTGATTTTTCCCATATCTGTATAAGTAAACCTATTGCCATGCCTGCTAACACTGCGTTTTCTTTGTGTATCCCTTGTTGTTTTGTTATTAAAATAAGTTTAGCGAATTTATCTTCTATTGGAATATATTTTTTATCATCAATAGGAAATCTAAATGACCAAGATTCACTTCGCTCTGCTTCTTGCTTCATCATGTCAAGGTAACTATTGGTACAACAACCTTTTATAATCTGGGTGTTTATCCTGTTCTCCTTGCAATCTCCATATTCTTTAGTATCTGTTCTGGATTACCACCTAAAAACTCTGCTATTTGTCTGTTCTCTGGTGCAGGATTAAGAAGTTGACTTGTAACTGTTGCTACATTTATGTTCGGCTCTTCCGTAATTCTTTGCGTTGTCTGTTCTGGTATTTTTTGATTTTCGTTTAACGGATTAACTTTAAAGTTAGGATTTCCTTTAGTGTTTGTTAAACTTAAAAAATCATTTACAGTTGGTGGTGAGACCTTTTCTTTAGGTTCTGGAGTCAATCTCATTCCAAATCTTTTTCTGTATAATCTCATGATAGTAGAATAAGGCACTTTAATTCCTTTTCTAATAGCTGCACCCAGTCTTTCTTTACTTGGCAAATACGGTATGTATTTATCTGCTCTCAAAGAAAATATTTCTTTTTTTCCTATGCCAGCTTTCTCTCTTAATATTCTAGCTATTTTATTATTAGTAAAACCTAATCGTTTTAAACTATCATAATTTAATTTCATTTCTCTAAATGCCTTGAGCCTAGCGTCATCTGCTCTTAGATATGCTTCTAACATCTGTTCTTTTGATGGGTCTTCTAATCGTAAAGCATCAGTAAATAATGTGGCTGCCTCTGATCTAAGTGATTTAAACTCTTGAGCTTTAAACTCTGCAATCTTATCTCTATCTATAACTTGAGATTGTAATCCAGTAAAAGCTCTAAATAATTCACCATATCTTGTATACTCTCTTCCAGTAGTAGGCTCCTCTGCTTTTACATTAAATCCCAAAAACTCTCCACCCTCTGGAAATAAAAGACCTCTTGCAGTTCTGCCAAGTTCTGGAGACTTAACTGGTTGTCCTCTAGTAATACCAAGATCTGCACCAGTTGGAACTCTGATCGGAATAATGTTTGGTTTAAGAGTATCAAGAAGATGTATTATACTTTTTTCTATGGACAACCCTAAACCATCACCTTCTTTATAAACTTTAGCACCAGAACGAGTTCGTCCTCCTCTTCCAACTCCAAGTCCTAATGCACTCTCTTTTGGTAGCACATCAAGGGCCGCATCATAAATCATAGATACTTCAAAGAAAGGACTAAAAAATTCAGCTAGAGAATCAAATGCCGCTCCTCTAATATTGGCAAAGTCAGATTTTTGTAATCTTGATCCCTCTCTTAATGATCTAAAAACTGTGTGGAAGGGTTTAGACAACATGTCCCAAGGGTTCGTGTAGCTAAAATCTATAACTTCTGGATTACCTTTTTCATCTTTACCTACTGGTATCAACACAGAGTTTCTTTGCCAAGGAGCAGATAATCTATTGATTGCATCGACTTCCTCGTCTGAAGTTCCAGTCATCATTTGACCAAATCTTTGTAGTCCATCTCCCAACGCACTGAATGTGAACAAAGAATTAGTTAATCTCCTTGCTCCTATCTCTCTTATGGCTGCACTATCACTTGCTAATTCTTTCATAGCAACATCTAATGTGTTAAATCCAGTTCTTAAAATCTCTGCAGGAAAAGCAATAAAGTTACCAAGAGGTAATCCTCTTAATCCTTTTATAATGTCTGGTACAAGTTCGTAGTTTGGAACTAAGTTACGAATATTATCTGCTGTAAACTGTTTAAATGCTTCATCAAGTTCATCACCAACTGCATCTGGTTTAGCTCCTATGTAACGAGCAAACTCTCTGTCTGCATCTCTTACTGCACCTGCAATTAAACTATTTTGTTGTTCTTTATTTAGATCATCAAAAGAAATTCTTTGCCCTTGAAACTGAAGTCGATTTTTTGCTTTTCCTATTGCAGCATTCTGCATCTTTCTTCTAGCATTTCTAAACTTTTGAAGCTCAAACAAGTAGTTGTATATCTTCCAAACATCATCACCACCTCTATATAAATCTTCTGCAAAACCAAGAGGCCCTCTAAAAAACTGTCCGAGCTTACTTCTTTTTTCTGCATCAAAAGTAGGATCTGATTTACCTAATTGTTTTTCTGCTCTCTGCCCTTGTGTAAGTTGTTTTCCTCTAGGATCAAATTCTTTTAAACCCTGGACAAAACCACCAGTGCCTTCATAGCCTAACCCTTTTCTTAAATTTTCTTGTATCTCTCTTAATTGTGCTGAACTACCAATAACACCTCTTTTTTGCATTTCTACAAGAAAGTCAAGAGTTTGATTATCTCTTTGTAAATCTAAAAAAGTCATGTTTTTTGTCTTGAGTTCTTTGTCGATTGCATCTCTTAAAACTATGTTAAACGAAGATCCTAAACTAGCTCCCTTGCCATAATTACCTTGAGCTATTGCAAATCCAGAAGCGGATGTTACGTTTCTTACTTGTGTCAAAGGAGATAGAATTGTCTTTGCATATTGTGTAGCACCTTTTAGTGTTTGCATCATACCATAAGTTTTTCTAAGTAATGTAGGCATGGTGTCTGCATCTGTCCAAATATGATTACTTAAATTGTTAAACATAACTCTAGGTATTGCGTAGCCAAACATAGTTCCATAAATACTACTTGTTTGGTTAGCACCAGGAGAATAAGCATCTCTTGCTACAGTTGTCTCTCCAGAACGTCCTAAGATAACATGATTAGGATTATCTTCTAACCAATCATCTAAAGCTTTACCTAAAAGTTGTTGATCTAGTTGACCTATTCTACTAATTTGGTTTGGATCAACATCATAGGTAGTTGCTCTTTCTTTTATGTATTTTATGATTTCATCATCCATTTTAAAGAAGAGCTGTTTTTCAGGGGTCGCTCCAACTTCCGTGGCTCGTGCTGCATTTCTCGCGGCAACTGAAGCTATGTTTGCATCAGCAGATTGTTTGAACAACGATAAGAATCTATCTGTAGCAACAAAGTTAGATAACTCAGATACAGTAGATATAAAAGCCTCTCTTGGATCTCTAACCTCACCAAGTATCTCTCTTAAAACTTGACTATCTACTTTTCTTTTATTAATTAAACTTGTGTCTAATCTTGTTTGAAACAATCTATTAAGACCAATGCCTCTGTTTCCACCTTTTGCTTTTGCGTTTGATACCACTCTATTTATGTACGCCTCTGCTTGTTGTCTTGTAAGAGTAGCTCCTCCATTGATTATATCATCCATTTGTTGATCACTTATTCTCATAGGTGTTTCAGATAAGATACCTCTTATGTGTCCTAAATCTGTGCCTTCTCTTGCAATAATTTTCTGTATGATTGCTTCTTTTGCTTGAGGTTGTATCTTATAATTCTTGTCATTATATATTCTATATAATCTTCTTAAATATCCTCCCTCTCTCATCATTTTTTCAACTTGAGCTTCAAATTGATATCTAGTGAGGTTACCTTGAATAACTGCATCATCTGGTAGATCTTGAATAACTTTACTTGCTACAAACTGATCAGATAACTTCTTAATCATGTTAGCCGCATCTACATATAAGGTGTATAATTCATCTGGTAAATCTATAATCTTGTTTGCTTTTTGTCTTGCTATTTGTTGTTGATTGCGTGACAAGCCTCGTAAATTTTGATTTTTTCTTGCTCCCTCTAAGACATCCATAAAATTATCTACATACTTTCTTTTACTGTGATCTGGTAATCCAGTAAAACGAGGATTCTTTAAAGTTTCAGTAATTTTTTTATCGATCTCTTGCATTTTTTGTTTGGCAATTTTAATGTTGCCTTCTACTTCTGGATTAATTAAAGATCTAGCTCTTGCAACAACTGGATCTAAAAAACCTCTGTATCTTAACAAAGATTCCATTTTAGCGATAAAACCAGACAAGGTTGATAGTTGTTGAGGATCTTTGGTAAGTAACTCCTCTCTTTTAGCAATAGATCTTTTAGCAGTGTCTATCATGCCTCTAGCTAAAGGAACTGTCATACCACTAGCTATATCTAAAACTGTTGTATTTTCTGGAAGAATTTTACCCGCTATGTTACCGACTTTTTCATTTAAAGCTCTTATTCCTTCCACTGGTCTTGCACCGAGAGTTTTATTTAGAACTGTAAAAGAAGCACCTAATGCTGGAGGAATGACACCTGTTGCTATTCCACCCTCAAGACCAACTTTAAGTTTATTTGCTATTTTTGCAAAAGCTCTTTCTTGACCATCCTTGCCAACTGCATCAACTGTATTTGTTGGGCCAGCGTCAAAAAAATCTCCTAATGTTTGAGTATCATCTGTAGAAACTATGGCATCTGCTAAACCAGCCGCACCTAACATGGTAGCGTATCGACCTACTTTTTGTGCTTTGGTTCTGACTTTACCAGGTAATCCAAACACAGTAGGTTTTTTCTCAAACATAGTAAAAGGATCTCGTCCTTTTCTAACAGCACCTAATTTAGTTCCTAATTGATAAGACTCTATCTTACGGTTTTTCACAGCCATTCTTGGCTGACCTCTCATGATTCTTGCTACTCGTCCCACCTTTGACACGGCAGAAGCGGCGGCAACACCAGGTATACCAAACTGCACCAATGCTTCTGTAACTTTACCTGCTGCACCCGTAGGATCTATACCAAGATCTTCTCTAAGTCCATCAAACCATTGTTCAACAAGACCAGTGGCATTGCCTCCAGTAATTGCGTCAGATGCTAAAGTCCCAACTGATATAATACCTTCTGGTATTTTTGATAAACCAGAAAGCACACCTTCACCAGCTTCAGTAAAAAATCCTTCGTACTCTTGAGGATCACCTTTTTGAGCTTTTGCTATTTTTTCTTCAAACTGCCTTACTCTTCTTTCAGCTTCTTCTTGACCTATCTCTTTTGAGTAAGTGTAGTTTTTTCCATCAACATTATAAGTAAACATTTAATTAACCGAAATCTACACCGAAGTTAGTAAACAAAGACTTGTTTCTCTGCAATACTTTCATTGTATCTGGGTCAGCTTCTTCTATTGCAGTCTTTATTTGTTCTGGTAAATCTAAATAGTTAAGTTGTATCTTTCCTTTATATTTATTGTATAAAGGTCTGTATTCAGTGATCAAAGCACTTAATGCTGCACTTGGGTTTGAAGTGGTAGGATCTAATGCTTTTTGATATGGACTGGTTGACTTCTGTAAATTCTGAATGGTTGCACCAAGTTCACTTTTCATTTGATCTGTCAACTCTGTGCCTTCAATGGCTGAAATACCGTATCCTCCAGTTCCACCAGAAATACTTATTTTTTGCATAGCCTCACTTGGATATTTTTTACTGCCATCTTTTAATGCTTTAATTAAATCAAACGCACTATCAATACCTTTCTTAGTTAACTCTAAGTTATCTGCTGTAGCTGGGTCATCAGGATTTTTTAATTGAACAAGACCACTAGCTATTGCTCCTTGTATTTCATCTGGTAACATAGCAGCTATCTTTGCTTTTGACATCTCTAGTGTTTTTTGAAATTCATCTGAAGATTTATCTAGTTTAAATTTTTCAAGATCAAATTGTGCAAGAGTGCTCATGGTATTTAATTTTATTTTTCTCAATGCAACTTCTGTGTTTAATTTATTTAACAAATCTTCTCTTGCTTCGCCACGAGTTTGTTGAACTATATTAAACTGTGCAGCTTTTCTTTGAACATCTAATGCGTTCATTGCCACTCTTTCTGCCTTTTCATCTTTTAACAATCTATACATTGTGTTTTGATATTTTTCTACATCTTCTCTGTAATCATCTCTAAGATTCTTCATGTCTCTTCCATAGCCTTCAAGACCAACACTAAAACCTTTTGCTACATTAGTAAGTGTGTTTGAACTTTCTCCTGCCGCCATAGCAAGACCCGCTCTCATCATGTTAAGCCAAATAGAACCTTGTTGATCTTTTGATAAATTTTCATCTAACTTATCTTTGTCGTATCCAAGCATATCAAAAGCTGCATCTTTTACATCTGCAAAAGTAACTTCTTCTGGTTTTTTATTTAAGGCATCAAAATAATCTTGTTGATGTTGTTCAAAAGTTTTACCCAAATAAGTAGCAGAGTTAACATCCTCTAAATCTGTAGCATAGTTATTGTATATATCTTGAAGCTCTTTGGTCTGTTCTTGTATTCTTTGATTTACGTCATTAAAGTCAAACGATTTTGCTGTTGTCCCTCCAGTAGTTTCTCCTCCTGTAACTAAATTAGGATCGTCCTCTCCCGTAGTAAACACCTCACCAGTTTTTTTATCAACAACGTCTTCATCCTTTTTTGTACCTTTTTTATCTAATATTTTTTTAGAGCTTTCATTAATTTTTTTACCAAAAGTTCCAGTCTTATTTCCTTCCTCATCTGAACCAATAGTTGTAGCAGGATTAGTTCCAGGTATAGCACCAAAACTTGCAGGAGTAACTGTAGGAACTCTACCAAATTCAAAATCAGGAGTTTCTATTTCTGTGTTAAATTTATTTTGAGGTCGTGTTTGTCCATAGAAAGGAACTTTTATTGTACCTCCTCCTTGTGGTATTTGTATTATCTGATTGTCTCCAGTTAAAACAGGATTGGCATTTGCACCTGAAACAATATTAAAGCCACCACCATTAGATCTTTTAATTAGCTCTGGCCCACTAGCCATGATGCCAGAAGCTCCGCCTTTTTTACGAAACATTGGTCTATCGTATATGCTCATTATGCTATCCTCGGTTGAGGCCCAAAGAAATTACTAAAGCCACCAGCTTGTCCTACCGCTCCAAGACCCGCGATTCCTAAACCAAGTAACTGTGATCCTGTACTTGGACCAGGTCTAGTTGTTGTTGAAGTTGTTTGTTGTAATGCTGGTACACCTCTAAATATATCAGACATAAATCCAACTTGTTGATAAGGTAACGATTGTCTTGCAAGTTCGTTAGCTCTTTCAACGTCAAGTTCTTTCTGTCCTTGTTGTTGTTGAAGACCACCAATACCTAATAGTGTATTGATATCCTGCACTCCTAACTGTTGACCAAGTTGTCCTAGTCCAGCAGTTTGCACACCCATTTGTCCAATCTGTGATCCGAGAGCACCAGTTGCTTGTCCTAATTGACCAGTAAGTTGTGCTTGTCTTAACGCTTGATTAGCTTGTTGTTGTGCTAAATTTTGTGCTTGTTGAAATCCTTGTGATCTTAACTGTGCTCCAGTTCTTGCTTGTTGATCCATGACATTTCTAGCGAGTTCTTGCTCTGCTACTGCTTGTCTTGATCCACCAAATGCTCCACCACCAACAGCTTGAGCACCTATTTGATTTCTTTGCATTTGTCCTTGTCTTGCTATATCAGCTTGTGTGGCTGCAATTACATCTTCTTGAAAAGGATTCATGAATTGTTGATAAGATGTTGGATCAAAGCCAGCACCTGCCGCTTGACCTATAGCACTTCCTATTGTTCCAAGACCAGTGCCAACTGCACCAATTCCAGAACCAATTGCCTCTGCACCTTTATCAAGAAAAGGTTGAAAACCACCTACTCCACTTAGTGCGTTTGCTATAGCTGCTTGTTGACCTTGTGATAAGCCTGCCAACTGCTGTTCAGCAAAAGGCATTTGTGTGCCATCACCAGTTAAGTTTTTAGCACTTGCAAATATATCAGCTAAAAATTCTTCTTGAAACGGAGCAAGTCTAACGGTTTGTTCTTGTGTAATATTTTGATCTGCCATTATGCGACCCTCTCTAACTCTGACATCATATCATACATTCTTGCTGCACCCAAGTCCCTATCTCCACCACCAGCTCCTCTGACAGCTTTAGCAGTCAATACAAACTCACCATCTGATAGTCTTGCTGGTACAGAATCACTTGTACCAGTCCCTGGTCCAGTTACCTCACCACCACTAGCAGAGTATACTGGATCTATACCTACATCATCTTCAAAACCTTGTTTTGCTCTAACTCTTCTAAAATACTCGTCTCTTTCTTCTTTATTATTTAAATTGTAAGACTTTCCATCTACCATTCCCATGCCTAATCTTGATGTACCTCTTGGAAAAGGTCTTTCTTCTTTTTTAGCTGTCTCTTCTTCCTCTCCACCAAGAGCCGCTAAACCTCCAGCACCCACAATACTAGCGATACCCACTGGTGACTTAGCAAAGTCCAATACTGAAGACATAATACCTTCAGAAGCTAATGGTGTTGTTGATACAGCAGTAACTGGTACTTTTGACGCAGCTTCAAAACCAAAAGATGCGGGTGTTGTGGCTTTTACTGCTTCGGCAGTGGGAGCCATAAATTTACTACCCGCGTATCCAGCTATGCCACCAAGAGCCGCGGCTTTTAAAGCATCCTCTGCGTCAGCTCCTCCTAAAAGACTACCAATTCCTGTCCCAAGAGCTGGACCCAAAAACCCTGGTGCTATAGCAAAACCTATTGTGCCACCTATAATTGGTGCTGCTTTTTTTAAAATTTTTGTAAAACTTTTAAATATTCCCATTTACGATACCGATACAGTTACAGTCCCTAAAGAAGTCGTTGCTGAGTTACCATCAACACCAGCTATGTTCAATAAAGATATCTTAACATCATTTCCTATTCTATACAAGGTTCCAGGTTCTAATCCTGTGTCACTTGTTGGCATATCTGTAAAAACTAATTTTGTGTTTCTTCCTTCACCAGGATTGGTTGTTTGTGTAATAAAAAAATCTAAAGCGTTTATTAGATCTGTCATGTACATTTCGGTGACACCACCTATTGGAAGAGGTAATCTTGGTGGAGCTGTGTTTCGTGAGGACACTATCTTCTCCCATCTGGTCTAACATCTACTCTTGGTGTCCCAAGTTTCCACATCACTCCTTGTCCTGTTGATTCAAGCTTCATGTTAAACGATCTACCTCTTAATCTTACATTTAAAGTGTCAGTAAATTGCTCTACTGGAGTTGTCGCTGATCTTGTGCTAGTCCCAGATGAAGTATTATCATAAGGACTACCTGGTCCATTTCTGGCTTGTAAAGTAAAACTTGCCGCTGGAGTTGAAACTGTTGATCCATCAAAAGTAATATCTGGTATAAGTTGTTTTATAAAACTAAACTGATATCCATCTCCTATGTCTATCTGACTTGATTCTACGGATGCAGTCATTGCACTACCGTCATCATCATTACCATTTTCATGTTCAAATAAATAAGAGGAGCCTGCTGCAATCGGAAATGTTCTTATACCTCTATCATGCCAAGCAGTTCTAGATAATGATCCATAATACCATGTCTTTTCTAAATAATTGTAAATAACATACTTATCTATCTCTGCACTATTAGCAGAAGGATAAAACCACCATATTTCTCCCCACTTGGAGTTAGCACCAGCAAATACTTTATCTGCTTGAGAATTGTTAAAATCTAAAAATACTTTGTCTCGTACAGAACATGGAAGTTGTTGAGTTTGTCCTCCATATACATAAAAACTATCTTTACCCATCCAAAACACTGCATCATCAATAGCTATTGCAGACTTTGGACTCATGATTGTGATATTCTTTGAAAGTTCTTGTAATCCAAATGTAAATGGCGGCCCAATAAATCTCATAGAAAAAACAGCTTTATCCGTAAAGACAAGTATCTGTTGTTTTGTTTCTACTGCTTGTACAAACGTAGAGCCACTACCAAGTCTTAAATCACCTGCCGTGTTTGTTGCAGTTGGAGTAAAATCAGTTAGAGACTCTTGAGAACCAAATCTAATTAGCAATGGATCTTGATCCGTGCTCCCTAGTGGGTTAGTTCCAAATACAATAATGTGTCGATCAATATCAGAGACAAGTATTTGTTTTGCAACAGTTGGTACATTAGAAGCACCCGCCACAGATGTTAAGTTTACGGCTCGTGTGCCAAGACCATTTGACTTGTCCCAATAAAAAATACCGCTGTCTTTTGGGTTTAGAAGTAAATCTTCACCAAAATTATCATGTGACCAAATACGAATTTGAGCAGTTGTACCACTAGCCGCAGCTTCACCCCATCCAAATGTAGATAAATCTGCGTTAACACCACCATAACCTCCAGCCCCCCATCCATTACCTCCAACGGTAGTGTCTAAACCTACATTTATTTGATATACACCATCAACACCAGAACCACCATTGCCACTATCAGATGAATTAGCCGTAGCACTTACAGTAATCTTATATGAATTACCATTAACTATAGAAGTTATTTGATGTTCTGTATTCAATACGGCGGCAGTTATATTACCACCCAAACTGACTGCACCAGATATTGTAACAAAATCATTTGCTACTGCACCGTGAGAACTATCTGTAACTGTAAGTTCGGCAGAGCCATCGACTGCTGCAAAAGTTATACTATTTGTAGATGTTTTACGAACTGGTGTTATATCGTTAAAATCTCCACCTTCTTCTATATAATATTTAAGGTGTGTTCCAACTCCTAAAAAATTAGAATTATCTAAAGCTACCCAGTTATGTAAAGCTCTTGCTGTTCCTTGATATGTGTTGTCAGATTGCTTGACCCAACCACCTATTTTTTCTGGAAAGCCTGCATAAAATCTTACTTTTTCACAATCAAAGAAACCACCTTCATTTGAATAAGAAGTTATTTCTCTATTAATACCGGGTCTAAATTTTAATGATGTTAAAGGCATAGCTTATATTACCTCAAATTAACTAATTAAACAACTTGTCATCTTGGATCTAGCACATGTCCAGGGTTTTCTTGAGTTCTATGTAAACCACCTCTTTTATCATAGATAAAATCTGACCAGTTCCCATCTTTTTCTACATAATGTAAAAAAGCTTGTGTGTGCCAATCTATTTCTAAATCGTTTCTCCAGTGCTGTTGTGCCATACCTTTGTAAAGAACACACTCTCCTGGTTTTGTAGTAAATGATTGTTCGTCAACAAAAAACTTCCATTTGTATTTATCGTTTGAACTACCTATGTGTAGACTAACACTTACTTCACAAGAAGGTCTGTCTTTGTGAGGATGTAAATTTTGACCTTTGCCATACGTTCTCCAACAAGAATATGTAGGCAATAATGGTTTACCATATTGTTTTTCTACAATTGGTTGTACAAGAGTTAGCAAACTTTCAAACAAAGGGTCGTGTAAATATTCATAACTACCAAGAATCATTCCGTTGTCATAACTGGTGGTTTGTCCCACAAGAGGTTCTATTGCTTTTATGTGATGACACAAAAAGTTACAAAGAGTTTTATCAATTAGTTTAAATTTTTTATTCATGTTTTGTATTTGTCCACCAAAAAATTGCTGTGTATCTGTGATGTCCATAAACCTTTTTTACTCCATGAGGTATGTTTTCACCATCAAAAAAAGTAAGTCTGTTCTTTTTTGGTTTTAAAGTAACACCATGACCTGTATAAAATTCACCTTCTTCAAAATTATCATTAAGATAAAGTAAACTGTTATAATCACCTTCTGGTCTACCACCTTCTTTCCCATGCACATGTAATGCACTGTCTACACCAATGGGCCATGTCTGAAGCTCTGCATCATGACAAGTTAACTTAATTCTTAGTTTACTTTCTAATAGATCTTGCACTATCTTTATAATCTTATCATCTTTATCAAGTGCCATGTTTCTTGCAGGATAAAAGTCCGTGTAACTTGCACCTTGACTTACTTTTTCATGAAAATACTTATTTATTTTATTATAATATTCATAAATATAGTAAGGGTCTACAGCATTATCTATAAAAAACATTTATAGTATCAACTCGCTTGAGTGTCCTCTTCCTCCTAAATTACCCTTTGCAAAACAGTTAAAGGCTAATGATATTCTTATACTATCATCTTCTATCGGATCTACACTATGTACTTGTTCAGATAAAAAAATAACAACTCTATTTTGTTCTACAGGAACTTTAGCACTTAAAGTATTAAATTCATTTTCTTGTTCTGGATCATGATCATAAACAAAGTTACCCCACATTTTAGTGTCTCTCATCATTCTTATATGACACTCTTCTGGAGATATGTAATAAACCCCACTTAACATACTATTTGGATGTCTATGTCCATGATGACTTTCACCCTTAGTTGCTACGTTTATCCAAGACTGAGTTATATAAAAATCTAAACTGTTCCATTTTAGAACTTCTTTTGCATATCTATTTGTTTCTTTTTCCAACCAATTTTTTAATTTTCTAAAAGTTGGTTTATTTAAAAGATAAGTTTCTTTAGAAACTTTGTTGCTTATGTTTTGTTTCATATCTAATTTCATAATTGTGTCAAATTGTTTTTTAGTTAACACATATTTATCATCGCTAATATACATAGCGTCTGGAAACAAAGATACTATCATTTAAAATACTCCCCACAATACCAGCCAACCAAAGAATATCGTGTACCTTTGGTAACTTTTTTTACTCTATGTAAATAAAAAGACGGAAAAAATAAAATATCACCTTTTTTTAATTCTATCGTCATTTCTTTACCATTATTAAATTGAAACTTACCACCTTCAAAATCATCATTCAATAAACAAGTCATAGATAATTTACGAACATTGTCTCCAATTATTTTAGAGTCTTGTAAATCTATGTGGTAGTCATACTTGTCTGAGGGTGCAGTATATCTTGTTAATTGTAATTCATGTACTTTGCGTATGTCAAAATTCCAACCACCTCTTATATTCGCTTCTTGCATAAAAGACCAAAAGATATCATGTATTCTTTTTTCTCCAATCCAAAAAGTGTCACTTTTTCTAACTGTAGATTGTATTTCATTATCTAAACCAACTACGGAACCTTGCCACTTATCTTGACCCATCTTAATGAGTTCGTCACAAAGACTATGTGGAACTACTTGATTCATAACAATACTTATAAACTCTCGTTCCATTACCAAACCCAACTCACAAAAGAATACCTCGTGCCTTTTTTAACTGATGTAACTTTATGTGGATATAAAAAGTTAGAAGGGAAGACTAACACATCTCCTTGTTTTAAAGAAACTTTATAGTCTTCAAACATAACAAAATTGCCACCTTCATAGTTATCGTTTAATAACCCTACAACACTCAATACTGGAATACCTTTTATACTGCCATCAAAGATAGAATGTATGTGATCACAATGTTCTGCCATAGTTGTATCTTTTGCATACTTGTTAAATCTAACTGGTGTGAAACCATGCCAACCAGAATACCAAGGTGTCTTAATAAAATTCATATAGTTTTGTATAACTTGCCACACTCTATCTTCAAGTGAGTTTGATCCAGCATAATCAACACAAACAGATAATTCGTTATCTTTTTTTATATTTGTGCCACCCCATGTATGTTCTACAAACTTTGATTCTTTTAAATCATCTACGATCTCATTACAAATTTTTTCTGGTATGTGATTTTCAACATACAAGTAATCTTTTAAGTTTAATTTCATTCTATCATCTCAAAATCTAAGTTTAATGTATGTCTCAATCCTTTAGCTTGAGGATATGAACCATGAAGTGTTTTTGTTGGCATAACAATCATCATACCTTCTTCTGGTTGAATTTCATCATACTCTATTTCGTTATTGTTTAATAAAAAATAATAAAACTGACCTTCTTGTTTAGGTGTTTTCAAATATATTACAACTGAAACATGATTTAATATTCCATGATTATGAACCATGTGATAACCACCTTGGCGACCATAAACTGTCCACCCTTCTAATAAGTTAAATTTTTTGTTTTGTAATGGTTCAATGCGTTTAAGTTGTTGTGTTACTGTATTTGTAATATTTTTTATATCTTTAAAATAATTGTTTAAAGAAAACTGTAATGACTCATTTCCTCTTGTAGATTTATTAGATATATCTATCGGTGTTTCACCTTGCGTTATATTATTTAAAGTATCTTCAAATCCATCAATACTAATATTTGTGTGAGCTAACCAGTTTGTATTTATCATTTTCTAATTTTTCTTAAACGTAAAGCATTTTTATTCCAAAACATAAAGTAAGGTGCTAATTTATTCCACTCTTGTTCTGTAACACAGTGTATTTTAATTTTAAGATTTACTTTTTCTAGTGGAAGTATTTGCATTACTGGTGTTCCAGCAGGCAGTTCTACTTCTTGGTCTTTCTTTTTACCAATAGCATATATACAACTTACGGCATTTTGATGATAATAATCTAACACTCCGTTCATTACAAAGAAATCGTGAGACATGTGATGCCAAAAAGTATTTGTTTGTATAAACTGCACATACTTATTAGATTTTATTCTCCAAGGACTTTTAAACTGATAGTATATTTGTTTCATGTTATGTACCTTTTGACTATCTACTCCCCAGTCCAAAGGATTAAAAGGTTGCATACCACTGTAATTTGCATCAGTTATTGACCATTTGTGATGATAGTCTGTAAATCCTTTTTCGTCTTCAACGAAGTTGCCTTGAAACAATAAACTACACCAAAGAGGAACTACAATACCTCTGTTGTTTATATCAATCAAAGCTTGGCAATCTTTAATATCTGATTTAATACCAGCTGTCACTAAATTAGGATCTTTTTTTGGAGTGTTTAACTCTTTAAAAAATTTAGGAGTTACTTCTTTTGCATGTGCAATAGGTGCATTATCTGCTATAGCTTGAACTGGTGTGAAACAATCAATAGTAACTGATTTTGGCTTGTTCCATATTAACATTTTTATTCTCCACTTCTACATTTGGTTTGTAAAATCTCTCGTTTGCAAAAATAAGATTGCCAGAGCAAACAATTCTTTTTGCGGCGTTTCCATAAAACTGATGGTTTAAACGACCATTAAATAATAACAGTTGATTTTTTTGAACATGTATTCTTTTTCCATAGTTTCTACCCGTAACAAACTCTAAGTATGTTCCATCTTCTGGTGTATCTAAATACCAAGCAAAAGCTAAAGAGTCCCAAGCATCATCATGATTGTGTTTCGAAACATGACTATCTTCTTTATAAAAACCTACCCATAAATCAACCATAGCATAGACATATTTATGTGGATGTTCAGAGGCATTAATTGAAACAACTCCTCCACTTAATATTGGATCTAATCTAGGTTTTATTATATCAACATATTCTTGTGTCTTTTGTAAATGCCAACCAGTTCTGCCCTCTAATCTTTGAAGGTTATCGTGTTGTGGTTCACCATTAGGAGTGACTACTTGAGGATCATCTGGTGAAAGCATGTACTTTTCTCCAAGTTCAATCATATCCTCTGATAAACTATTTGGCATGTCACATTTTATAACAAACAAATATTGATGTTCGTCTAAATAGATTCTTGAAAAAGAACCTACAGAATGTATTCGTGTCATGAAGTATCGCTCATATCTTTATATTCATCTATCCAACCTTTTGGTGGATTGTGTACCATTGTTGGTGGGCCAAGATGTTCTCTTAAATAATCTTTTTTAACGCCCATTCCAAAATAATTTATATTAACTGTAAACCTATAATCCTTATCTGTAGGAGAAGAACTAGAATGTGGTGTTGCTGGATTAAACAATAATAATCTGTTCGGCTTTGATTCTATCTGTGTGCCATCTGCAAGTGTTGTGGGTGCATCACACTCATCTGTATAAAATAATGCTCCTTGATGATCATAAATGTAGTCTTGATGTTTTGCATGAGCTTCTACTTTTTTAAGTCTAGATCTAGGATACATATTTGCTTTTACTCTTATTATCGTTTGCATGTGAATTTTACTTAATAAAAGTAAAAGAGGATCTTTAGGAAACATGTTATTCCAACCTCCGTTCCAATCACAATATGTGGTTGCTATATAAAGCATTTGTGCTAAATACCACTGTGAGTTTTCATCTAAAGAATTTATTTTTGGAGTTAAATTATAGGCAATATCCATCTCAATATGATGTTTAAAAATGCCAAACTCTCTGCCGTCTAGAAAGTTATCATAGACTATATAGTAAAAATTTTCGGACATATGAGATATAATAAGACTTAGAAAAACTAAGTCAAGTTTTATTCGGGGTCGTCTATAATAGTCCAACCCTTGGTATTATCTGCTTGATATGCACTCTCATCCCAAAAATACACATCTGCTTTAGCTTCATCACTTAAGTCGTCATTTGAAATTGTCTGTCCACCATTCCAAGTATTAGGTCTAGCTATAGGAGCTTCCCATTGTGCAGTGCTTGAGTTTAATGTCCATGAAGCATAAGGTTGCACACCTCTAAACCAATTATTGAGTGTGTCATACACATCTCCTACAGAGGCAAAGTTTTTTCTAAAAGTACCATTGTATGATGTTTGTTTCCATGAATAATCACTGTCTTCGCCATACATGTTTTCTAAAAAAGCAACTCCCAAACTCTCTTGCTCGTTACCACTACCATCTACTATAACTTCGTTAGCTACGACAACAGTTTCTACGACAACACCGTCTGAATTTCTTACTTTTGCAAAATGTGCCATTTCTTCTCCTATACAGCTAATGTACCACTGCCAGTATATCTCAATATCGTTTGTTGTCCACTTGTTGAAACTTGTGGTGATCCACTTGTTTGACCAGTATAATTAGCCGTTGGAAGTTTTAATACTACAACTCCACTTCCTCCACTACCAGCAGAAAGATAAGCACCACTGTAAGGGACGTAAGAAGAACCAGCTCCTCCACCACCACCACCAGTGTTTCCTGAACCAGATGATCCACCAGCTTGGTTTCCGCCTCCACCAACTTCTTGGATGCTTCCACCGCCTTGACCACCACCGCCTTGACCACCAGCAGGTTGATTGTAGTATGGGTAGTTTATTCTACCACCACCGCCACCACCAGCATAATAAGTGGCTGAACCAGTTATGTCTGATTGTGTTCCTGCACCACCGTGAGGACTTTGGGGCCAGAATCTACCACCAGTTGAACCAGAGGCTCCACCGCCTCCGCCTCCACCACCACCCCATCTGTTGTTACCACCAGGATACTGAATGAAGCCATAACCTTGACCACCATTTGCACCTTGAGAAGGAGATGTTGAAGGAGTATTACCAGCACCACCAGGGTTGATTCCTTGATATTTTTTTCCGCCACCACCAGCTCCACCTTGACCACCAGCACCATCAGGGCCAGCTCCGTATCCACCACCATTTGAAGTGAAGGTAGATCCACCTAAATTAGTTACAGCAGAGTTTGAACCAGTGCCACCATTTTGTTGTCCACCAGCACTATTTCCACCAGAGCCTCCACCGCCTCCGACTGTTATTTGTAATGCAGAACCTCCTGGAGTTATTTGAGCAGTGCCGACACGCATACCGCCACCGCCTCCTCCTCCACCGAAGGCGACACCACCTCCACCACCACCAGCAACGATGAGGTAGTTCATTGAAAAGGTGTTAGCTGTTCCATAAAAATCTGTTAGTTTTATTTCACCACTTGAAGGTACAGCTTGTCCTTGAGCGTTCTGTGTACCAGAACCCACATTAGATCCACCTGCATAATATTCAGTTAGTCCGTGTGGAGCATCTCCACCAAACTCTGCTACGATATCTTGTAGTTTAAACTCGCCACTACTCGGTGTTGCCATTCTCTAACTCCTCTACTCTTTTAGTTAATTCTTTTACAGATTCAATTAACAAAGCATGAAGTTGATCGTATTTGACAGTTTTCCAAAGAGTCTCTTCGTCTCCAGTTTCCATAGGCAATATTTTTTCTTTTACTGCCGAAGGTAGTATCTTTTCAACTTCTTGTGCTATGACTCCAGCACTTTCTTCTCCAGAGTGCTTCTTTGTAAATGTTACGCCTCTAATTTGTTTTATCTTATCAGTTGCGTTTTCTATTGTTTCAATGTTTTCCTTTAATCTCTCGTCAGAGGATACTGTTGTAGAAGCTGCAATAACGTCTCCGTCTGCATGAAAGTCTCCGTCTGATTCAAATCTAAATTCATTACTTCCATTTATTGTAACGTCCATACGAGTGTTATCAGTAAATGAGATAAAGTCTGTAGAGTCTAGTCCGATGTTACCCCCAGCATAGACAGCTCCGTTGAAGGTAGCATCACCCGCGGCAGCCATATCTATATCCAAGGCAGTAATGGCACTAGAATCATCTGTTCCTTTAATTTTAAAGTTTTTATCTGCAACGCTAACTGTTAGTTCAACATCTGTTGAGTTATTTGCTATATCAAAGAAGGTTGTGCCACCATCTTTAAATGTAACATTAGCACC